ATGCTAATGGTGATAGCTTTCAGATGTCAAACAATAATGGCAAGTGGAGAGTTCGCAATAATACTGATTCGCGCGATGATTTAGTAGTCACGGGCAGCGGAGACGTAGGTATTGGCACTAACTCGCCTAGTCAGGCTATGCATATTAAGAGTACAACGTCCAACCCAACTGGCATTGGCTTACAAAACAGTCAAAGATATTATTCCGTTCGTTCTAATAATTACTCATTAGTGTTTTCTGATGAAACTGTTAGCGCAGAGCGCATGCGCATCGATTCCTCAGGCAACCTGTTGGTGGGTAAGTCGGCTAGCGGTTCTACTGCTGGCGGTGAAATAAGGTCTACAGGTCAAGGTAACTTTAGAGTTGATAGTAGCCATGGTTTACTTGTTGACAGAAAAACTGATAATGGCGACCTTGCAATATTCCAAAAAGGCGGCACAACTGTAGGGTCTATTGGTACTCAATTATCTTCAACATATATAGGTACTGGTGATGTAGGTCTTCTATTTTGGAACTCGCAGGATGCAATTACACCTTATGACACGGGAAATACTGTCAGTAACGGAACTATTGATTTAGGCGTTCCCAACTATAAATTTAAAGACCTTTACCTATCAGGCGTAGCCCATGTCGGCGGCATTGAAACTACAACAGCAGGCACATCTAACTTTGTCGCAGGCGTAAACGCAGGTAACTCCATCATCGCGGGTGGTAATTATAATACTGTCGTGGGAGATGAGGCAGGTACTGCGATTACTACTGGTGATAATAATACGGCAATTGGTTTTAGAGCAGGTGATGCGATTACTACCGCTGTAGAAAACACTGGTGCAGGAGTTGACGCTCTGGGCGGCGTAACCACGGGTAACTCTAATTCGGCTGTCGGGATGAAAGCGGGTCAGTCTATTACTACAGGTGCAAACAATGCGGTATTAGGTGCTTATGCTTTAAGTACCTTAACTACAGCAAGTTATAATACTGCGATGGGACGTGATGCGTTACGTTATACAACTACAGGTTCTAATAACACCTCGTTTGGGGGGCTTGCGTTAAAAGCCAACACCACAGCATCTAACAACACAGCAGTGGGCTATAACACTTTAGCCGCCAATACCACAGGCACTTCAAACGTAGCCATAGGCGCACTAGCACTAGACGCCAACACAACAGCAAGCAACAACACTGCTGTGGGTTATAACTCTTTAGGGGATAATACCACAGGCACTAAAAACGTCTGCATAGGCTTCGGCGCCGGAGACGCAATAACCACCGGCAGTAACAACACAATCATCGGAGACTACGCAGGTACAGCGGCCTTGGCGGATACTATTGTACTGGCTGCGGGCACTACTGAGCGCATGCGCATAGACGCTTCAGGCAACGTGGGTATTGGCGAGACAGACCCAAGCGGATATTGGACGCAAGCTGACAACCTTGTGGTTGGTGGTACTGGAAACGAGGGCATAACTATTAAGTCATCCGTTTCCGGGCATGGTCGATTAGTCTTTACAGATACAAAGTCTACAAATGCGGGTTTGAATGATGGTGGTCTGATTAGCTACTCCCACGGTGACGATGCAATGATTTTGCAGACTGCGGGTAACGAAGCTTTCCGCATAGACTCAGCAGGCAACTTGCTGGTGGGTAAGTCTAGTGCAGACTCTGGGACAACGAATGGCGTTCAAATGGCGTCAAATGGTTTTACTTATATAACACGAACGTCTGGAACCGCGAATGCTAATACTGTTCTTACATTAGACCGGAAATCCACAGACGGCACTATTGCAGACTTCCGCAAAGACGGCACAACCGTAGGTGGTCTTGGTACTGTTGATGGTGATTTTAATATTTATGCTAGTGCTTCAGGACATAAAGGGTTGCGTTTCGGTAACGGTTTTATTGCGCCAACAAGCAATAGCACAACGGTTGAAGACGCAACAACAAACTTAGGATTAAGCACGCATCGCTTCAAAGACGCATACCTATCAGGAACTGCTAATGTATCGAAAGTTATAAGTAGCGATCCATCCGCTTTAGAAATTGGCACTATAGGTGTGGTCGGTAATATAGCGAATGATGCAGTTATATTTAGTAGCACTGCTGGTCATACAGGTATCAGACTCCATTCTAGTGGAGTGCTTCCAACTAACAACACTGGAGCCATTACAGACGCGACTTCTGATTTAGGCATTAATACGCACAGATTCAAAGACCTCTACCTATCAGGCGGTGTCTACTTAGGCGGTACAGGTGCTGCTAACAAGTTGGATGACTATGAGGAGGGTACTTGGACTCCTACTTGTGGCGGTAATAATATGACAGGTGGCGGGCAATATACAAAGATTGGTAATTTAGTTACTGTTATAGCAGATGTCACCTCTGCCGCAGGTTCAGCGACTGCAAGTATTATTGGAGGTCTGCCTTTTACAGTCTTTGCTACTGGACACGCTTCATTTACGGTTGGATGGACTACTGCCGCCTCAGACCCTGAAGGGGGATACATAGGGGAAGGATCAACTGATCTGAACTGTATAACTGGCGCTAATTCCTCTGCTGTTATTGTAGCAGGTGAACGTCTTATGCTTACAGGAACATATCAAGTTTAACAACTATACGCCTATCGGACGGTAGGCACAGACAGGAGCAACACAATGGCATTAACACAGAAAGAACTTAAAGAGTTGTTGGATTACAACCCAGAAACAGGTGAGTTTATGTGGAAAGTAGAGCGTAGCGATAAAGTTAAGGCTGGAGATATTGCCGGAGGTTCAAACTTATCTAATGGCTATAAAAGAATCTGCATAAACTACCACAATTATGCACAGCACAGGCTTGCTTTCTTATACATGACAGGCAAATTTCCTAATAAACTTGCAGACCATATCAATGGGAAAAGATCAGATAATCGTTGGTGTAATTTGCGCCAAGCAGATGATGCTCAAAACGCCTACAATAAAGCAATGCAATCAAACAATAAATCTGGTCACATTGGTGTTTGGAAGCCAAAAGGAAGGGATAAATTTGTTGTACAAGTGCGCGGAAAGCATGTCGGCTATTGCGATACACTTGAAGAAGCTAAAGCAGTTTATCAGCGTGAAGCCTCAAAACAATTTGGTAATTTTTTTAGACAGCAGGAGATTGCATAATGTCACTAGTAGAAGTAACAAACACAACAGACAAAGTAGAAATCGTGGGTGTCCACAAACATGTGCAGGTGCGCTCTGCAACGTGGGTTGAGAAAGATGGTGCAATGATTGGAAGCAAACAGTATCACCGCACAGTATTCGCGCCGGGCGATTCATCTGATAATTCTGAAGTTCAGGCCATTATTAATACTGTTCACACAGACGCAGTTATTGCTGCATACAACGCATCACTAGAAGCAGGAGAATAATCATGGCAGTAACTTGGACAATCGCAACACTAGAACGCAACTCATCTGATGACGGTGTAGTTGTAGCACATTGGCGAGCATCAGACGTAGATGGCGAACACTCAGGAAGTTCTTATGGCACTTGTGGCTTTACGCCTGACTCTACTGCTGAAGGTTACACGGCATATGTAGATATTACTGAAGCTCAGGCTATCGAGTGGGTCAAAGCATCTATGGGCGAAGAGGCTGTTGAAGCTCTTGAGTCTAGCATTGCTGCTCAGATCGAAGAGTCTAAAGCACCAGCAACAGCCGCTGGCGTACCTTGGTGATGGGCTACTTGTTAGATCTGTATGTTCTTGCAACCTCGCTGGTGTCAATTGCTAGCGTTGTATGCAACTATACAGACACCCCGAAAGACGATGCGTTTGTTTCTAAGGCTTATAAGCTTTTAGAGCAATTCGCGTTCCTTGGCAATAAAGCCAAACAATAACCCGAAGGAGATACAAACATGGGCGAGAAAAAAACAAACCCTATTGTAGTAAATGACGTTGAATACACTTTTGAAGATATGACCCCGCAGCAACAGGCTATGGTTAATCACTGCAACGACCTAGATCGTAAGATTAAGTCTACGCAGTTTAACCTTGATCAATTGTCAGTAGGTAAAGATGCCTTTGTTACGATGCTAGTTGCTGACTTAGAGGCTGAAGTAACCGAAGAGAGCTAACGCTATGATTGACCCTATCAGCGCCGTTGCCATGGCTACCAGTGCCTTTAAAATGGTGCAGAAAATGGTATCCGCTGGCCAAGAAATCGAAAACACTCTTGGTCAGGTTGGCAAGTGGTACGGCGCTGTTAGTGATTTCAACGAGGCGAAAAGGCAAGCAGAAAACCCGCCACTGTTTAAAAGGTTAGTGGCATCCAAGTCTATAGAGCAAGAGGCTATGGAGATGTTTGCCAATAACAAGAAGATACAGCAGCAAGAAAAAGACCTCCGTGAACTGCTTATGTATAGCTACGGAGCAAGCGCGTATCAGGAGCTATTGAATATGCGCAGGAAGATAAAGGATCAGCGAGAGAAGACCGTATATGCTCAGGCGCGAAGGCGTAAAGCGTTTATCTGGAATAGCGTTGCTTTTGCTGTTATTGGTGGTATGGGGTATGTTTTGTACCTAATGATTAAAGCAGTTACAATGTAGGATAATTCACTCCTAACTTAACTTACGGCCTTAATATGATTGAATCAAGCAAAGAAGTTTTAGATGTAGCCGCAGGATCAACCGCTTTACTAGCAATGGCTGCATGGCTTCCACCAGTTTCTAGCTTGTTTGCGATTATATGGTTTGCTGTAAGAATATGGGAGTCGGATACAGTCAGAGGATGGAGTAACCGAGATGTTAAGTAGTCTTATAGCGCCAGTAGCCAGCTTGCTAGATAAATTCATTCCTGATGCAGACACAAAACAGAAAATAGCGCATGAAATTGCAACAATGTCACAGAAATATGCGCAAGAAACTGCAATGGCTCAAATTAAACTCAATACCGAAGACGCTAAAGGCAACTGGTTTCAATCTGGATGGCGACCCGCTACAGGCTGGGTTTGCGTGTTAGGCTTTGGAGTTAACTTCTTAGTATCCCCGCTGCTGGCAGGCTTTGGCGTGGACATACCGCAAGCTGATACCGCTACAATGTTACCTGTATTAATGGGGATGCTTGGGCTAGGCTCACTTAGAACTGTTGAAAGAGTAAAAGGGAAGGGCAAATAATGGCTAAAGCTACGAAGAAAAAACAAGAAGGCTACTTCAGATCCAAAGAGCTGGCCTGCAAATGCGGCTGCAATACAATCGAATTTGATCTGGGGTTTTTGGCGACCCTAAATGCTATCCGTGAAGAGTGCGGGTTCCCGCTTGTTATCTCGTCTGCTTACAGGTGCCCACTACACCCAATAGAAGCCCGCAAAGAAGCTCTAGGCGCTCACGCTTACGGTAAGGCGGTCGATGTGTTGTGCTCAGGAGAAAGGGCGTTAGAAGTGATTAGGGTGGCTCAGGCGCACGGCATTAAAAGAATAGGCATCCAGCAAACAGGCGGCGGTAGATTTATACACCTAGACGCCTGCACCGAAGAGGACGGCTTTCCTAGCCCTGCGCTTTGGTCATACTAATTACCCGACAAGACTAGCAGCCCCTTAATCGGGGCTTTTTTGTTTCTAATACTTTACATTGAGCGCAGTTAGGTATTACAATCTTCTTGCTGATGCAGTTTCTCTTAGTGGTTAAACGGTTCTAGCATTGTAAGTTATATGATTATCGTGCAGGTTTTCATATTCTTGATAACGGTTGCTGCAAACAACTTCTATCAAACCAAGACCCTCAACACATTGGCGTGTGTTGGGGCTTTTTTTTGCCTTTATTTTAGCTATATGTATTATAAGGCTTTACATTGTAAAGAGAAACGGGCATAGTGAAGTTCAATTAAACGAAGGGGAACATAATGGAACAAAAGAAGACGGTGGACTTTGCTCAGATTTATGCCTACGTCACAGGCGAAATGCATTGCAAACAGGGTGAGGAGGCCTTAGCTGACCAAGATGAACACTACTACAGGGGCTACAGTGACCGTTACTATTACGAACAAAGCCAAGGGGCAGTGAAATGAAAACATCAGAACAGATAAACGAGCTGGCAGCAGCTTTATGCAAGGCACAAGGCGATATGGGTGGAGCGGTTAAAGATTCAGCTAACCCTTTCTTTAAGTCTAATTATGCGGATTTAACCTCAGTTATTAAGGCGATCAAGCAGCCATTTGCTGACAACGGGCTAAGCTATACGCAGTTCCCTATTAACAGTGAAGACAGGATTGGCGTAGAAACCAGGCTAATGCATAAGTCGGGCCAGTGGCTTGAGATGGATTACACCTTGCCGACTGTTAAGAAAGACCCACAAGCAGCGGGCGCAGCCATAACGTACGCTAGGCGGTACGCTTTACAGTCAATGGCTGGCATTCCAGTAGCGGATGACGATGCAGAGTCGGCAATGATTCGCGGGGACGATAAGATAGTTGTAAGCAAAGAGCAGGCCGTTTCTATTGAAAAGCTGCTTGATGAGTCTGGCGCTGATCGCAATAAGTTTTGCGGATGGCTAAAGGCTGCTTCGGTTGATCACATTCTGGCCGTCCACTATGACCGCGCAGTTGCGGCGCTACAGGCTAAGTTGTGATTACCCTTGATAATCAACAGGGGTCGCCCGAATGGTTAGCTGACCGGCTGGGAAAGCCATCTGCCAGTAACTTTTCCAAGCTGGTTACAGGTGCAGGCAAGCCGTCATCTTCTGCTGAAAAGTATATTGATTTGCTTGTGGCAGAGCGCCTCACGGGAAAGTCTGAGCCTTTTTATGTGAATGACCACATGGCAAGGGGTAACGAGCTAGAGCCAGAAGCGCGGGAAGCCTATGAGTTTATATCAGGAAACGCCGTCACAGAGCATGGGTTTATTCTGGATGACTCTGAAGAGTTTGGATGTAGTCCTGACGGGCTGGTTGAAGGTGGGGGTCTGGAAATTAAATGCGCTGCGCAGAGTACGCACGCGGGTTATATGAGAGATCCACAGATAGCTGTTAAGAAATACTACCAGCAGATTCAGGGGTGTATGTGGGTATGCCAGCGCGAGTGGTGGGACTTATTTCTATACCACCCAGAACTTCCGCACGTTTTAGTGAGGGTAGAAAGAAACAACGATTTTATCGAAGCCATGGCCGTTGAAGTAAATGCGGCTGTTAATGTAATTTTAAACCAAGTGGAGAAACACCAATGAGCATAAGCATTACAGGAAAGCTAAACAAAGCAGCTAATAAATTCCAAGCTGGCGACAGTAAGGGTTTCGGAGTTCGGTTGGGAGTTAGGTTCTACAACAGGGAGACTAAGTCGCAAGAGTATACAAATTATGAGGCCGTTATCTTTGCCAAAGAAGGTAAGCAGGCTGATTTTTACTCTAGTGCTTTGGTTGAAGGCTCAGTTATTGAGATTAGCGGGACAGGCTGTCAGATTAAGACCTTTGAAAGCAGTAATGGGCCAGTACATAGCATCTCTATTCTTGATGCTAAGTTAGGCTATATGGCTACCGTTGGAGCGCCACAGCCACAAGCGCAGCAGCAACAGAGCCAGCCGCCTGTTGAAGACTTTGATACCAATATTCCGTTCTGATATAAAAAGCCCCTCTAGGCCAGAGCTTCGAGGGGCAAACCATAGGAGAAAACAAGGCAGGGGAATACCTTGCTCCCCAATAATACCACAGGTGATAAAGATGACAAATGCAGGAAAGAGCCTCAGAGTAGCCCAGGAGCTTAATAACGTTAACAGCAGTAAGTTAGCTGGCTTAATGGGTGTAAGCCGTCAGAGAGTGTTTCAGTGGCGCAAACAGGAGAATATGAAGCTACATACGGTGCAAGGGTTATGCGAGATATTTGAGCTGACCGTGGATGAGTTCTGTAAACTTTGTGAGAGATAAAAAAACCCTCCGTTTTACGGGAGGGCTTTACTTTACGCCTGGGGGGGGCGTATACTTCATGTGCGAGCAAGAAGAAAGGTAATTATAGCTATGGACTCCTATAGCGTCAACACCCCACCTTTCTTCTTATTGCAAACAATGTTTGGGCTTTAGGCTGACGGTTCCTTAAATTAAACGTCAGATACAGGGTTGACCCTCCCTACAGAGCCTCACGGTTGAATCGGTTTTTAGCTGTGAATAGTTTGGATACACGATACAGACATTTGTTTAACCGCTAAGTCGCTTTTGCCCTTAGATCTTGAATTTTACTTTTCGAAGTAAAAGGGTTTATAACACCTAAAATAAATATATATTAAAACGTATCATTTAGTGAATAATATATATAAAAGCATATTTAATTAAACATCTGGTGAGGCTTGCCGAACCGTAGGGGATACAAAATGGCCATTAAGATAAAAGGTATTGAGTTTGACAAAGAATTTAGCTTCAACATAAAGGAGCAGGATATTAAGAAAACGGTTGTCAAAATACCGCAAAAGTATTATCAAGCAAGCGCGGCATTTGAAACTATTTACGGATCAGTTGAGATTACTGGTTCTACTTTGCATGGCATCATTCAAGAACTGTTGATTCAAAATAAGCCTTTCAGGGCAGTTATTACAGATTTTATTGACGAGCTAGAGGGTGAGGATAAGGCTATTGCTTTGTCTACCCTGCATTAAACTAGAACTGTAGGAGGTTCGCATGACACAAGAAGAAAGAGTTATTAACTACTTATCAGACAACCCAAGCATTAACAGCATTCAGGCTTTAAATGAGCTTGGCATATTTAGGCTGGCATCTAGGGTGAGCAACCTAAAGAAGCAAGGCCATAAGATTACTAGCAGAATGGTCCCGGTTACTAACCGATATGGTGAAAAATGCCATGTTTCTGAATACAGCTTGGTGGCATTATGAAATGCAAAGGGGACGAAACGTGGGAGCCAAAGGACGAGGATATTATTGTCTGGCAGCGCGACTTCCCGAAGGTTGACATACACCAAGAGCTGAAAAAAATGTCTTCTTGGTGTGAGTTTAACCCCAAGAAGAGAAAGACAAAGGGTGGTATGTATAAGTTTGCTAATGCTTGGATTTTAAGAGCGACAGAGCTAGGAGGCCAAAGCCCTGCAAACATAGGCAAGCAAGCACAGGTAGCCAAGTTAGACCCAAAAGGGATCAGCATCCCTCAGATAAGCTTAAAAAATATGACAAAAGATATGGAGCTGACAGATATTAGTTGGCTAGACGGTGATGACTACCTGAATGCAAAAGAGCATTATCTTTCTGTTTACGGATTCTATTTCAACGGAAAATTGAGAAATGCGTGAATCAACTTGCAGGGCAAGAAAGGCAGGCAAGCAGCCAACCCACTATGTATTTATCGGTAGCAATGAAGCCTTGGTGACTGGGGCAACCTACACGATTCCCGAAATGGCTGCAATTGCTGGCATAAATGACAAAACCATGCATAGCCGAATGCGGGGCAAATGCGAGTTTACAGACAAGGAGGTAAGGGCAAAGAACTCAGACGGCCCAAACTTTAAAAGACCAGGATTATATAACCGCCTTGAAACTACAGACATGAAGCTGTCAGACAAATGGTTAAGGGTGAAGTTATGAACGAGGGTGACCATGTTAAATTTAAAAGCAGAAGAGATGCAGAAGCTTATATCCCTCTACTGTTAAAGCGGCTAGATAGCTGGGACTTTTCATCGCCTTTGGTGCTGAAGCTGCAACGCTGCGACCCTAAGTCAGAAGGCCAAAACAACCTATTCCATAAATGGTGCGGGGAAATGTCATCTGAGTTTATAGGAAAGGTGCCAGATGCAACGAAAGAAGGCATGAAGTTTATGATGAAAAAAATGTTTCTAGGCACCCAGACTATAACGGTCGGAAAGTATGTTTACCCAGACCAGATCATGCCGTTACCAACGCAGAAAGGTGAGATGTATCATTTTATGGAACAAGTTTATCATTGGGCAGCAAAAAGAGATGTATTATTATCCTTACCACAGTACAATGAGTTTACCGCGCTGAAACGCAAACAAGAGGAATAGCAATGGCTAAGGTAGATCCGGCGATATTATTAGAGTTTGCAACAAGTGATGTTCAGAGAGAAACCTGCCAAGCAGTAATAGCTAACGGTTCCAATACTAAGGCAGCAGCAGCGTTAGGTAAGGGGCGTAGAGTTGTTGATAAGATGATGAAGCGCCTAGAGGAAAAGGCAGCATCTAAGGCAGTAGCGCCCCATAAGAGTGTAGACCGCGAAACGATGGCAGGGTTTGAGGCTAAGAGAGTTTCAACTGCTTACAAAGAAGACGGAACCATTGCGCTTCAGTGGGTTATTCAAGAGCCAGAAAAACGCGATATGAAGGCTAAGCTTGCCTGTATGATTGAGGGCATGCAAGACGATCTAACCGGCTTTAAAACGGCTGTAAAGGCTCCCAAGAAGGTTAATTCAGACTACCTAGCCATGTATATGATGGGTGACCACCACTTTGGTATGCTGGCCGACTCTGAAGCTAAAATGTCAGGGGATGACGCTGATTGGGACGTTAAGATTGCGACCAGCATATTATTGGATTCAACTAACCGGCTGGCTTCCCGCGTAGGAGATGCAGAGATTGGCGTATTGTTGAACGTAGGCGATTTCTTTCACGCCGATTCTAGCGCCAACACCACTACCAAAGGCACTCCGGTAGATGTGGATACCCGTATAGCAAAGACCTTTAAGCTGGCTGGCAGACTGTTTCAGACGTTAATTAACAAGATGTTAGAAACACACAAAGAAGTAGTGGTTATCAATGTTCGCGGCAACCATGATTCCGATATGGCCTGCCACCTATCAAGCTGCATTGAGCTACTGTACGCCAAAGAAAAGCGCGTAAATGTCTTACAAAATTATTCTAAGTTTATTCATTACCAGTGGCACAACAACCTGTTTGTCTTTCACCACGGCGACAGAATGAAGCACGAACAGATACTTCAGGCCGTTATCAGAAACCTCGATGACGAGTGGAGCCAATCGAAAAACAGATATTGCCACCTTGGTCATATCCACCACCATACCGCCAGAGAGGTAGGGTCTATGCACTTTGAACACTGGGGTAGCCTTACTAGCACCGATCAGTGGCACTCAGACTCAGGTTACGGAGCGGAGCGATCAATGACAGCGGTTGTTTACCACAAAGATACGGGCGAAGATTCCCGCGTAAAGATAAAGGTGGGCTAATGGGTGACGTTGTGCAGTTTCCTCCAAAAAGTATGCCGCTACATCGTCAGTTTTGTGATGATTGTGCGGGTGTTCTTGAGTATTGGCTTGGTGGTGATGATATGGCTTACGGTGTATGCACTGGCTGCATGGATCTTATACCTTCAGAGATTGAATTTAACGAAGAAATGATAGGGGAATAAAGATGGTTGATCCAGACGTTAAAGATTGGGAAAGATTAAGAAAAGAAATACCGGCAGTAGAGTACAGTATTGATAAGGCCATGGCTGAATGCCACAAAAATGCGGAGGATGTGGTAAATCACCCCAGTCATTACGGCAGCGGGGCAGTAGAGTGTATTGAGGCGATTGAATCATCTATGTCCGCGCAAGCCTTTGCCGGCTACCTTAAAGGCAATTGCATGAAATACCTTTGGCGCTATAACCTAAAAGGCAAGCCGGCTGAAGATTTGCACAAGGCACAATGGTATCTAAACAGGCTAATCGATTCGGTGGAATTTGAAGATGGCCATTAAAAGGGACGCGGCCGATAAGTGGTTTAGTGACGTTGTAAGGCAGAGCGCTGGCTATGAGTGCGAACACTGCCACAAGCAAGACGGGCGCATGGAGTGTGCGCACATATTCGGCAGGGCAGCAAAGTCCGTTAGGTGGTCAATGATGAACGCTGTATGCCTTTGCCACTACTGCCATTTAACCTTCACGGCTAACCCCTTAGACTTCACCGCATGGCTTGAACAATACAAAGGTCAGGGGCATCTCGATATACTGAGAGAGAAGTGGCAGGTATTAATGAAAACCAACAAGCTGCTAAGGGCTGAGATCGCCAAGCACTATAGGGAAGAACACAAGAAGATGCTGGCTAGTGAGAGTTATGAGCCAGTCTCATATAATTGATTTTAGGAGAATTGAAAATGATATGTTGCAACAAAGAAATGGTGCCAGTTTTAGACTTTAAGCTATTTGCGCCGAGCCCATACTGCGAAATCTGTTTTGGTAGCGGTAATTTCTATCTGGGGGACGGGGAGGTTGATTCAAGTGGGTGCGATTGCATTAAAGGGTTTGGGGGAAAAAAAATGTTCCTGGAGTGCCGAGTATGCCACCTTAGGGATAATTAATTTAGCCTATATGTAAAATAAGGCTTTACAACGTCAAGTAAAAGGATCATAGTTACACCTCATTCAACGCAGCAGGGGCTACACCATGAAAACTTTAATGGCAAACAAGACTTATATCGGACGCTTCATTTGTAACAGTGACAGCACTTTTGAAGTCAATGTTATCAAGCGCACCGAAAAATCAGTTACATTTTTGCACCCCCATACAGGTGAGAGCAAGCGAGCAAAGATCCATAGCCATGATGACGTTGAATTTTTTATGCCGCTAGGCAACTTTTCAATGTCACCAATCATAAGCGCCTAATTAAACCGCCCTTTCGGGGGCATTCAAACAAGGGGAATAAGATGAAACACGATATGAGCTACAACCAAATTAAAGCAATTGATAAGGCCGAAGAACTTAAAAACGATAACAGAATGGGCATTTTAGCCGCTGTTGTATTGTTTGGCCTTTACTGCATGGCTTCAACCATGGAATTCAACGACTGTCTCAAGGGGATTTGCTAATGAGCCACCCTGAGATTGATTTTAAAATCTGGCTTGAAGATAACCTGCCAGGAATGATAAAAGATTACCGCCATTTTGACGGCAGCCTTATTGTAATGTCAGACGAGCATAAAGATGAAATTTGCTACAACTTTTTGCTTAATTTTCGGTCTTGGTGGGATGACGTTTTGCCGCCTTGCGTAATCAAGCAGGCAGTGTTTTTAAGATACCTGTACGAGGAAACTGAAAACGAAGACATTTCTCTTATTTTGCGCGGGGACATTTATTTGTATTTGGAGCTTCATTTAAGCGATATTGTTAATGAAGTTTATAACGAGGTCTTTAATATCAAGTCAGAAGAGTTTGCAGGATATGATGTGGGACAATGAAGCGCCTTATTGATTTTAAAATGGACATACCTGACGGAGCGGCTGGCATTCTTAATGGCCTATTCTATAAGATAGGCAGCCACAATTTTAGCTTTTATTGGAACGGTGAGGAATGGCGCAAGAGCGACCACCACACGGCTAGGGTGACCGCTGCGTTAAAGGTTTGCAGGCACAGGTTTTCCTTTGACAACGGGGTGACCTGGTGATGAACGATAGAGATAAAGAATTAACCGTAATGGTAGAAGAGATTAACAGGCTTGCAGACCGGCTAATTGCTGACAGCTACGCCTTTAAGTACAAGGTAGCTAAAAGGCTGCTATTTGTTGCATCGCTAGGGGTTCTGGTTGCCTTTGTGACAATCTCCATGTACGCTTATTTAAATTAGATCGAGGTTTCCCCTGACCTTTGAAGTAGGCTTGGCTCACCTATGATCGCAACGAGCCACTCTGCTAATCCATGCGATTGCAATCCGGTAATCCATGATCAACAAACAATACACAACCAAGGGGGCATATTATGCATTAGCTATTTTAATCGCAGGAAACTAGCGATAGCCTTCGGGCTGGTGACTCAGGTTGGCCCGCCTGCCGCGACAAAGGGCATACCACCAAATGCATACCCTTCATGAAATATCATGATTTAAGATCATACAAGATAACCGGTACAATGCGCCCTTAATCAACGGTTGAGGTGTGACGTGGTACTGTACGGGATAATAGTAGTGGTAGTAGGATTGATGGCAATAGCAAAAGATGAATTCAAAAGAGGCTCTTAACAGAGTCTTTTTTTTTATGGTAAAATACATTAACCTTTACTGAGTAAAGAAAACTGATTATTATGTATAGGCCAACAGCGCAGAAATGCAAGGGGCAAACATGAAACAGTTATACATTAGCCAACGTATTAGTGATTGTATTGACAATGAATGGTCTGATTTATTGACCCAAATTGATAACATTACTCAAAACGTGATGGAGACTCCATCGGCCGGCAATCAGATAAAGGCAGCCTTGATTCTATGGGCTGACTCCGTAGACGTTAGAACCAGTAAACTACCCCCAGAAGATGTAGAGCTATTCGCTCATAACCCATCTATGGGCGTTTCTGTTAATTTTGGTGCAGAAGATTAAAAACCACAGGCCGCTACATGAATAACGACTTACCAAAGAAACCTGCGCATAGGCCGCTTATTCCGATTGATTGGGATCAGGTGGATGAGATGTGTTCTATTCAATGTACGGGCGAAGAGATTGCCGGCGTTCTTAGCATTGATTACGACACGCTGTCAAGGGCTTGCAAGCGGGAAAAGTTGTGTTCTTTTGCGGACTATATCGGACAAAAGAGGTCAGGCGGTAAAAGCTCTCTCAGAAGAAAACAATATAGTGCAGCAATGGAGGGAAATGCAACGATGCTTGTGTGGCTTGGAAAGAACTGGCTAGGCCAGACGGATAAGCTAGAGACTTTTAACGACCATCAGATTACAGCTTTTGAAGTGGTAGAAGATGAAGGTTAGGGCCAAAGGCACAAGCCCTCAAACCCAGTTAGTAAACAGTACGGCCAGATTCCCCGCCATGGTTGCAGGCTTCGGCGCAGGCAAGACACAAGCCTTAATGCTAAGAACTCTTCGCCTTATCTTTGGTGATGGGGAGGATATAGCCTACTACCTACCCAGTTACCCACTTGTACGGACAATCGCATACCCTAGATTTGGCGAGATGTTTGACGGCCTTGGCGTTCCTTGGAAGTTAAACAAGCACGAACACACCATCCAAGTTAATGGCAAGACGATTATATTCCGTACTATGGACAACCCCGATGCAATTGTTGGCTATGAGGTTGGGGATAGCATGGTTGACGAGCTGGACACGCTGCCTAGAGACAAGGCCCGCGATGCTTGGAATAAGATCATCGCCCGTAATCGGCAAAAAAAGAAATCAGGAACCAACACCGTAGCGGTAGGCACGACTCCCGAAGGCTTTAGATTCGTTTACGAGAAGTGGAAGAAGAACCCTACCGAATCCTACCAGCTGATAGTGGCCCCGACATACAGCAACCCCCACCTGCCTGATGGCTACATTGAGGCGCTTAGGGAAACATACCCCAGCAACCTTTTGCAGGCTTATTTAGAGGGCGAGTTCGTCAACCTAACGGCGGGCGTGGTTTATACCAATTATGATAGGAAGCTATGTGGCACTGACGCAGTAGCCCAAGAGCATGAGCCCTTACACATCGGAATGGATTTTAACGTCAATAACATGGCGGCAAGCATCCACATCATGCGTGGTGGCAAAGGGTACGCAGTTGATGAGATAATGGGTGCCGCAGATACGCCAGCAGTTATTGATATTATCAAGGCTCGCTACCCAAGCAATCCGGTAATCGTTTACCCTGATGCGAGTGGTGCAGCGGCAAGCTCTACGAATGCAAGTATGAGTGATATTAAGATGCTCAAGAATGCTGGATTCACCATAAACGCCCCGCGAAAGAATGGGCGGGTGAGAGATCGGGTGGCGGCGGTCAATAAAGCATTAAGTGACCCGAAAGGGAATAGAATGTATTATGTGAATGTTGACAAATGCCCGAATATTGCGCTTGGATTAGAGCAGCAGGCATATGATAAGAATGGGGAACCAGACAAGACGGGCAGCTTTGACCATATGAATGATGCCACCGGCTATTTCATCGTGAGACAGTTCCCTATCACATTTGATAGAATAATTACAGCGCCAACAAGGTGGAGTTAATGAGAAGCACAGACATTGAATATACGCATCCCGAATACGATAACAACAAGTATCGCTGGGAGTTCTTTTTAAGATCATATTTGGGTGGTGAAGATTACAAGAATGGTGGCTACCTAACTAAGTATTTAAACGAAGATAAAGACGAGTATCAGCGCCGGCTTGATTTAACTCCCATTGATAATCACTGTAAGAATCTGGTCCATATCTACAGCTCTTTTCTTTGGCGTGTGCCACCCGTAAGGCAGCTTAACTCACTGGCTAATGATGCATCTGTAATGAGCTTTATGAAGGATGCCGACCTAGATGGGCGCAGCTTTAATTCATTTATGAGGCAGGCTCAGGTATGGGCTTCAGTATATGGCAACGTCTGGCTAATGATGGATAAGCCCGCATCAAACGCAGGCACCAAGGCAGAAGAGCTTGATCAAGACATTCGCCCATATGTAACGATGTTCACCCCTGAGAATGTTTTTGACTGGAAGTACGAGAGGACACCTAGCGGCCGTTTTAAGCTCACATATCTGAAGGTGCGTGAGTCTATAGAGTTTATCAGCGACACAGAGAAAGAGGTCTTTTATCGCGTCTGGAGGGAAGATACAGTTGAAAGCTGGAGTTCCTTGAACGATGCTGAAAAGATGATTGAAAGCGTGCCAAATTCGCTAGGTAAGATTCCGGCTGTTTTCCTACCTGCTCAGCGGTCTGTTGTTCGCGGTATTGGTATCAGTGATCTGTCAGACGCTGCTTATATGCAGAAAGCTATCTATCAAGAGCTGTCAGAAATCGAGCAGCTTATTCGTATATCAAATCACCCGACCCTAGTCAAGAGCTTTACCACTGACGCAAGTGCAGGCGCAGGCGCAGTGATCAATATGCCGGATGACCTTGACCCTAGTTTAAAGCCGTACCAGATCCAGCCTAGTGGCGCTAACATGGACGGTGTACGCGCAGCAATTGAGGATAAGGTTCAGTCTATCAACCGTATGTCTCATATGGGCGCAGTTCGCGGTACAGATGCGGTAACCATGTCGGGTGTGGCTATGCAGACAGAATTTCAAATGCTTAATGCGAAATTATCCGAAAAGGCTGACTTGCTTGAGTTGGCAGAGGAGCAGCTTTGGCAGTTGTTCGCTGAGTGGCAGGGCGTAAGGCCAGACGTTGAAGTGTTCTACCCTGATTCCTTTGACTTGAGAGACTACGACCAAGAGCTTGTATTCCTTCAGCAAATGCGTGCTACCGGCGTTAAGTCGGTAACCCTGAGCATGGAGATAGATAAGCAGATAGCCGATCTTATACTTGATGACGAAAACCTCGCTCGCTCTCACGCTGAAATCGAGGCATCTGCAATGACTATAGGCCAGTTCCCGCCGGAGCCTGAAGAGATAGGCGCTATTTAATGGCTGAAGATGTTGACCAGCTACGGTCAGTAATCGCTAGAGCGGAAGGCCATCAGGGAAAGTTGGCCGCTGCCCTGGTAACGCTTGAAAACCGTATTACCGACATAATGGCAACTGCCCCTTTAAAAGATGGCGCTTTATTTGATCTGGAATGGGCTATTAAAGCAAGGGTTGAGCTAAGGCAGGCTATTGAGTCTGAATACTTGGCTACGGTAGATGGGCTGGTAAGAGAGTACACGGTGGTAGCTAACGAGGTTGCCGCTATGCTCAACACGTATGGCAATGTCTCAAAGCTTGACCCTAGCGTGATCTCTGAGCTTCAGTCGATGACGTTTAAGGGATTTGAGGACTTAGGCCAGAACTATCTAGATGTGGTTTCTAAAGAGCTATATGAGAATACATTAGTTGGCACGACATTTGCCCTAAGCGTAGCTACAATCAAAGCTTCAGTTAGCTCTGAGCTAGGCCGTTATGCCAGCCAGTCTTTGCATGATTCGCTAATGCAGTTTGATGCAACGGTGAACACGAAGATAGCCATTGATGCAGGAGCAACCAAGTTTAAGTATTTCGGCCCTGACGATAGCGTTACTAGAGAATTCTGTGGTAGGCACGTTGGCAAGGTTCTCACCAAAGAAGAAGTCACTGAGGCTTGGTCTGGCAGTTGGGCAGGCAAGATAAGCGGTGATCCTTTCGTGGTTCGAGGCGGCTATAATTGCCGTCATCATTTTAGAGGTGTATTCGAGGAATAATCATGCCACAAGGTGCAGGAACATACGGCAGCAAGGTAGGCCGTCCGAAGAAAAAGAAGAAAGTAAAGAAATAAAAAACATATGATACAATTTAAATTCACCAACTACTCTTTTAGAGGCACGCGACATGGGCGAAGATAACATGGAACAACAAGCTGATACTGAAACAGCAGCAACAGAAAATCAGGAAAAGACATTTACTCAAGCAGACATGGACCGCGTTGTTGCGGAGCGAGTAGGCCGAGAGCAACGAAAGTTTGAAAAGCAGCTATCTGGCATTGATATAAACGAAGCCAAACAGCTATTGCAGGACAAGGAAGATGCAGAAGTTGAGCGCCAGAAATCACGCGGCGAATTCGACACTCTCTTGAAGTCAACTGTTGAAAAGAAAGACTTGGAAATACAAAGTTATAAAAGCAAGCTTCAGTCCACATTGGTGGATGGCGCTTTGTTGAGTTCTGCGAGTCAGTATAACGCTGTAAATCCTGAACAAGTTTCGGCCCTGTTGCGGCAAAACCTCCGGCTGTCTGAAGATGGCAATGTGGAAGTTTTGGACAGCAAAGGCACGCCAAGATACAATGATAGCGGAATTCTGCTGTCAACTGGTGAGCTGGTGTCGGAATTCTTAACGGCCAATCCTCATCATGTCCGAGCCTCTCAAGGTGGTTCAGGCAGTCAGGGTAACGCTGGTGGCTCCACACAGAAGTCTGCATCTGTGGCTGATATGGTTGCTAATTGGAATGAGGGCGGTAAAGAAGCCTTCGCTGCAATGAAAAAGAAAGCAACCTGACAAACCTAACTTACTATTTAACTATTAATCTTTTGAGGATTTAAATCATGGCCGCAACTACTAGTGCCACCCTAGACGATCTATTTGTAAACATTATTGCGCAGGCGCGTTTCACCGCTGAAGAGCAGTCCCTAATGATGGGCCTTGTTACTCAGTACAATATCGGATCACAGTCTGGAAAGACTATTCAGATTCCAAAGTACCCAGCAATCAGCGCCAGCGATCTGACCGAGGCGGTGGATTTGACTTCAACGACTGTCTCGACCAGCTCCGTTTCTGTAACTGTTGGTGAAGTTGGCGCACAAGTTGTCCTGACTGATCTGGCCACAATGGGCGCGGGTAACCCTGCTGTCGAGCTTGGCACCGTTCTTGGTAACGCCATTGCTACTAAGATGGATCAGGACTTGCTTGCTCTCTTTACCGGCTTCTCTAGCGGTCTGGGTTCTGCCGGTGCAGAAATCACTGTAGCTGATCTCTTTAAGGCAGCTGCTACTTTGCGCGCTAATAAAGTTACCGGCGCAATTTCTGCTGTTGTTCACCCGTTTGTTGCTTATCAGCTTAAAGCTGGCTTGACTAACACCTTCGCTAATCCGAATGGTGGTGACGCGCAGAACGAAGCTATGCGTAACGCTTATGTCGGTCAACTTGCAGGCATGAATGTCTATGAGTCTGCTAACATTGCCATCGATGGTGATGGCGATTCTATTGGCGCGGTATTCGCTCCAGAAGCACTTGCCATTGCACTGAAAAAAGACTTCAACATTGAGCCGCAACGTGACGCATCTCTGCGCGCATTTGAGCTTAACGCCACAGCCGTCTACGGTGTTGGTGAGCTGGACGATACTTTCGGTGTCAAGATGACTTTCGATACTGCACTTTAAGTAATAGATTCCCTGCCCTCTTCGGGGGGTGGGGTTTTACTGAGGTTTGAACATGGCATTTTCAACAGATGCAGATTTATTGCAGTTATTGCCCGACATACTTTCTCTGGGCATAGACTCATTCAGTCAAGAACACGCAAAAGCACAATCAGATATTGAGCGAGAAATCAGAAACCGCTGGTGGGAAAAGCGCGGTTTATCTGGTGAGCTGATCCCTAATTACTTAACAGATTCGCAGTGGACTAGAACATCTGCTTATTTAGTCCTATGGAAGTACGCATTACCGCAGTTAACTAACTGGGTCGATGGCGACAGATTCCAGGGCATGATTGAATTCTACAAAGCCCGATACAGTGAAGAGATCGAGGCGGTATTTCAAGACGGTGTTGAATACGATGACGATAACAATGGCACGATTGAAGCTGATGAAAAGCTACCCGTTAACCATGGCCGGCTTGTCAGATAATGGAAATAAAGGTTGGCTCCAACGCCAAGAAGGTTGCTAGGCAAATAGGCAAGAAAGGCAAGCAGCTATCTGATAGTGTAAAGCGCGCATTACTGATTACTGGGCAGGTCGGCTTAACTATCATTGAAGATAGGACGGCTAAAGGCGAGCAGATTAACGGGCTTGATTTTGCGCCGTACAGTGAGGAGTACACCTGGTTCAGGGCGAAGAATGGACGGAATGTGTCTAATGTAGACCTATCGTTTACAGGCCAAATGTTATCTTCGATGACTGTTAAATCAAGTGCGCAGCAAGCTGAGATATTCTTTACTCGTGCCACAGAGTCTAAGAAGGCGGCGATGAATAACAAGACGCGCCCTTTCTTCGGGTTTAATAAAGACGAGGAAAAGAGGCTTGGCAAAGTATTCTTTAGGTATTTAAAATGAGTATTAGAGAAAATATAGCTGAAAACCTTGTGTCTACCCTGCAGGCGATCAGTTCTCCGGTAAGCGTTAAGCACGTTACAAGAGAGCCGTTTGACTTTCAGAAACTATCAAACGCTCAATACCCTGCCATCTTGGTTAGGAGCGCGGGCGAGGAACGTGGTGATTCAAGTCTGGGCGGGTCTATGACTCAGCGCATGGCAAATATAGACTACCAGCTAATTTGCTATGTTAAAGGCGCAGTGATTGACAGCGCCCGAAATGATATAATTGAAGCAATCGAAGAAGGTCTTGATGTTGATCGTTTGCGTGGGGGCTTTGCCCTTGATACGCAGGTTACTCGCATTGAGATTGATGAAGGTTCTATTGATCCCATTGGTGGGGTTATAATGACAATTCGCGTTTTGTACCAATACACTCGCGGCACAACTTAAACTTAATATAGAGGTATTATCATGGCGACTAAAACAGGCGCATCTGGTGTTGTAAAAATGCAATTGGCTGGGACGACTGTAGCCGTTGTTGGTGAAGTACGTTCGTATACATTTGAAGGCTCAGCAGACACTATTGAAGATTCAGTAATGGGTGACACTTTCAGATCTTACAAGCAGGGCTTAGGCTCTAACACCGTATCAATCGAGGTTTACTGGGACGAGGCAGACGCACAACAGCTAGTGCTTGATGAGCGCGCATCTGTTGACTTTGAAATTTATCCTACAGGCACCGGCTCCGGCGAAACTTTCTTTTCTGGAAATGGAATCGTAACGTCACGTTCTATAACTGGCGCGTTTGATGGTATGGTAGAGGCTAGTTTTTCAATCCAATGCAACGGAGCAGTAACCGAAGCACAAGCATAACCAACTAAGGGGAAAACCATGGGACTAGCTAAAGAGTTAAGAGACAGAAGAAAGTTAGAGGCGCGCACAGTATTGGTTCCTGAATGGGGTGATGACTCTGGGCCGTTTAAGTTATTCAGCAGAAGCATTACTTGCTATGACTTAGACCAGCTACAGAAGAAACACCCGAACTTTCTAACCAACACCACTATTGGATCGATGGTTGATCTGATCTGCATGAAGGCTGAAGACGAAGGCGGCAACAAGCTTTTTGGTTCTGCTGAAGATCGTATTGACTTGATGGGTGAAGAAACTGCGGTAATCTCTGAGATTGCTAACCAGATGTTTGCTCAGATTGAATCGGTAGAGGATGCAATAAAAAACTAAAGGCCGATCCGTTTAGGGTAAACCTATTATCCTTGGCTGATCGGCTTCACATAAGTATTGAAGAAGCTGAACAAATGCCACTTAATCATTTTTATGAATGGGTGGCTTACTTCCAACTGATGAGTGAATCTAATGGCTGAAAATGTAAGCATTGTAATTAAGGCTTTTGATAAAACTAAGCCCGCATTTGGCGCAGTTGGTAGTGCATTAAAAGGTATAACCGCGTCTATCTTTAGCATGAAGACTGCCCTAATAGGCGTTGGCGGTGTTACTGGATTTGGCTACTTAATAAAAAAATCTTTAGACGCCACAGATACCCTGTCTAAGACCGCTAATAAGATTGGCACAACTACTGAAGCTCTTGGCGGTTTGCGCTACGCTGCTGAGATTACAGGCGTATCAACGAATACTATGGACATGGCCTTACAGAGGTTTACGCGAAGAACAGCGGAAGCAGCTAAAGGAACGGGAGAGGCTAAGGGCGCAATTAAAGAGCTTAGGCTAAATGCTCAAGAGCTAAACAGGATGCCGCTAGATCAGCGCATGATTGCACTGGCTGACGCATTCGGGAAGGTTGATAACGAATCGGATCAGTTGCGTCTTGCCTTTAAACTGTTCGACTCCGAAGGTGCTGCACTTGTAAACACCTTGGCGCTAGGCAGTGACGGGCTAAAGGAATTGCTAGGCGAAGCTAAGATGCTTGGCTTAACTATGTCCACTGAAGCGGCGCAGGGCGTAGAAAAGGCTAACGACTCAATCACCAAATTGCTTTCTATCGTGAAAGGCTTAAAAGATCAATTTTCAGCAGCACTTGCCCCAGCTATCGATGAGATTGTTACTAAGTTTACTAATTTCATTATCAGAACTACTGACGCTGAAGGCGGCATAGAAAAGCTGGCTCAATCTATGGCTGTCAGTTTTTTAGAAGGTGTAAAAGTCACTTTGGGCGCGTTAGATAAGTTTGCTGAAGGTCTTGATACTGTAATCAACAAAGCAAATGATTTCTTCACCGGTTTTGAAACTAGGTCTATTCAGAACCAGATGAAAGGCATTGCTAAGGAAATGTCAGAGCTTGGCGATCAGATAGGTGACTTGGAGGATGGCGGCATTCCAAGTATTTGGGAGTTTATTACAGATGGCGGTTTAGTTGCTCAGAAAGCAGATATACAGAGGCTCGGCACGCAATATGTAGCTCTTTACGGACAGCTTCAAAAAGCATCTGAAGGTAATTCAGAATTCGCCAGCAGTCTTGGCGGAATTATTGACATGGATGATACTAACCTTTTCTTTGATGACCTTCTAAGGACTATTCAAGAGCTTGGCGAAATTGCGCCAAATGTACTAACGCCTTTAGTTAAGACTACAAACGACTTGCAGGTTGGGTTTAAATCGTGGAGTGATTCACTGCCATCAATGCAAGAAAACATCCAGAACCTTACCAAGCAAGGTCTGAACGGCATGACTGATGCTCTAACGGCTGGCGTAACTGGAGCGGCTAACTTCGCTGATGCCATGAAGTCTATGGCAAAAAGCGTAGTAGATAGCCTGATTAAAATGCTGATTCAAAAGTATATTGTTGATGCTGCATTTGGCGCGATTACTGGCTTTTTTGACCCCCAGACACGCATTAATTCATCTGCCGGGTATGGCTCATCTTTAGGTGGCGCTGACCCGTTTAATACTAGCAACTTTGCCCCTAGAGCTATTGGCGGCTCAGTCCAGAACGGGGCGCCCTACATGGTAGGTGAGCGCGGGCCAGAAATGTTCGTGCCTAACTCGCAAGGGTCAATTGTACCTAACAACAGAATTGGTGGTGGCGGCGTTACCGTTAACCAGACCATTAACGTCACTACAGGCGTGCAGCAGACAGTTCGTGCAGAGATTGCTACACTTATGCCCCAGATAGCTAACGCGGCTAAGGGAGCTGTTGCAGAGGCTAGAATGCGCGGCGGTAATTACAGCAAAATGCTAGGAGCATAATCAGTGCCTTTATCTTTTCCCAGTGTTGGTATCCAAAGTTTAAATATGCGCCTAAAGCGTAGCGTTGCTGTATCTGAATCACCGTTTAGCTTTGACCAGCAGGCGTATGAGCATCAGGGCGCTAGGTGGGAATGTGAAGTCACGCTGCCTGCCCTTAACTATGCGGAAGCCAAGTCAGTACAAGCTTTTATTGTTGGCCTAAAGGGTCGGTCAGGCACGTTTACTTTTGGCAGCCCGCTGCATACAAGCACAGCTACCGCCACAGTAACCAGCGCAGCTATCAGGGCCGAGTCGTTCACGACTACCGCAGGATCAAGCGCGGTTGCTGCTGGTGACTATTTCCAGTTAGGTAGTTACCTTTATATGGCAACAGCCGACAAAGCTTCTGGGGCTAACACATTAAGCTTTCAGCCGCCATTAAGGGCCTCGGTTAGCACTAGCACTGCGCTAGTCTTTACTTTGCCTAAGAGCCTTTGGCGGCTATCATCTAACGACATTGGTTGGTCTGTAGATACAGCCTCCATATACGGGTTCACCTTTGCGTTTACAGAGGCTTTATAATGAGCAGAACATTAAGCACAGAGATGCAGGCGGTTGCGTCTGCTGAATTAGTCCGGCCTATCTACCTGGTCAAGATGGAATTTGATTCGGCTGACATATTCTTGTGGTCTGGCTTAGGCAATCTGGTCTACTCAGGTGATACCTATATTGGCACTGGTGATTTGATGGGGATTAGCCCCGTTAAAGAATCGGAAGAGCTAACCGCTAACGGTATCAATATAACTATCTCAGGGATTAAACAGTCTTTGGTGGCTATCGCAAGAGATGAGCCATACCAAGGCCGCAAGATTACCTTGTTTCTTGGCGCGTTTGATGAGAGTGCCGACATTATCTCCAGCCCTGTTATCTTGTTTAGCGGGTTTATGGATGTAATGAGCATATCCGATTCAGGTGAGACATCTACGATTACCATCTCAGCAGAAAACAAACTGATTGCTTTTGAGCGGTCATCTATTCGAAGGTTTACGGCTGAAGATCAAAAGATTGAACACCCAGCGGATAAAGGCTTTGAGTTTGTCGCCAGGATTCAGCAACAAGAGATAATATGGGGCAGACCTTCTCCAGCGTCCCAACCTTCAAACAGAACTTCAAGCGGGGAACTAAAGGGGTATAGATAGTGATTTATCAACTTGAGTGCCTGCCTAGTGTGAAGGGTGAAATGATCCCCTTGCTAGATAAGCACTGGTCAGAGACAGAACCGAACCAAGATACAATCAAGCTAGACCCAGACTGGAAAGAATACGCAAGGCTAGACGCGGCAGGAATACTGCACATATTCACGGCCAGAGATGAAAGCGGTTTAGTGGGTTATTGCGTGGTAATGATCTCGAAAAGTATGCACCACAAAGGCCATGTTTTCGCGTCTACCGATGTGCTATACATTAAGCCGGACTACAGAAAAAGCAGTGCAGGCGCGCAGCTTATAAGGTTTGCAGATAACTACTGCAAAGATTCCGGCGTATCTTTAATGACCCTCAATATGAAAACTGAGTTCCCGTTTGATGGCCTAATGGTTAGAATGGGGTTTAATCTTATTGAACGTGTCTACCACAAATGCTTTCTAGGGAACTAAAATGGCTACAGCAGTAATTGCAGGAATAGTGGGAGCGGCTGGCGCAGGCATTACCGCTGTAGCAGCAGTTGGCGGTTTTAGCTTGTTTGGTTTCGGTATCGCAGGAACTATGGCTGCTGCTTTTGCTATAGGCTCCGGCCTATCTATGATATCAACCGCGTTAATGCCTAAGCCCAGTTATGGGCAGCAAATGGTAGGCACAGATATTACCGTTAGAGAGCCTGACGCGTCGCGCAAGATGGTCTATGGCCGTATCCGTTTGGGTGGCGCAATTGTTTACATAGACTCGACCGGAACCGATAACGAATACATTCACATGGTTATCGCTATGGCGGGCCATGAAATTGATGCCTTTGAAGAAATCTACTTTAACAGCGATAAGATATGGGACAACGGCAGCTTTGTTGGCAACTGGGGTACTTATGTTTCTCTTGGCCTGCATGACGGAAGCCAGACCACAGCAGACTCTGCTTTAGTTGCAGCATCTTCGCAGTGGACTGATGACCATAAGCTCCTAGACGTTGCCTATATGTATGTTCGGCTCAAGTACGATGCCGAAGAGTTCGCGCAAGGCTTGCCAAACATATCTGCCGTGATTAGAGGCAAGAAAGTTTATAACCCTGTATCAGGCGCTACTGAATGGACTCAGAACCCCGCCTTATGCGTTTACGACTATCTACGTGACACCAAGTACGGGTTAGCTGAATCGGCCTTAGACATCAATTCTACGGCCTTAGCGACTGCCATCACTTTGTGCGACCAAGCCATTACTTTAGCCGCTGGTGGCACGCAACCTCGCTATACGTTAGATGGCCTTATTGATACCGCCAATTCCAAGAAAGACAACATCGAGGGAATGCTAACGGCAATGGCTGGCTCACTGAGCTATTCCGGCGGTGAGTATTTTATCTCTGGTGCAGCTTACGTTACCCCTACCGTCACAATTGACGAGTCAGTTATGGTTGGTGGCATTGAAGTGCAGACAAAGCAATCACGCCGGTCTTTATATAATGGCGTAAAAGGCGTATTTAGAAGTGAAGATGAAGACTACGTTGTTGCTGATTACCCTGCCCAATTAAGCTCTACATTCAGCACTGAAGATGGCGACCCTATCTACCTTGATTTGGCCCTGCCTTTCACGACTAACAACGTCAGAGCGCAGCGCATAGCCAAGCTTGCTTTATTGAGATCAAGACAGCAAACGGCAATAAGCGTGCCATGTAATCTATCAGCTCTAAAGTTTAGGGCCGGTGATAACATCATGGTGACTAATGCTAAGATGGGCTGGTCTGCCAAGGTGTTTCAGGTCACTGGTTACGATCTGTCTTTGTCCGGCAGCGGCGAGATAGTTGTTAACGTCCAGGCAATAGAGACAGCGGCGGCTATCTACGACTGGACATCTTCCGACCAGCAGGACTACTTGGCAGGTGGTGAAGTTGCCCTTTATAATGGTAGAACTACCCAGCCACCAACAAGCCTTGCTGTCACCTCTACGACCGTTGTCGCGTCTGACGGAACGCTGCTGCCATCTTTGAGATTGAACTGGACAGCTAGCGCAGACATTTTCGTTACGCACTACGAGGTTCAGTATCAGCGCGGATCTGCGATTATTGATCTGGGAAGCATTGCGGCAAACTACGACACCTCAGAAAACTACGGCCTTATTGATGACGCGGCATCTGTTCTTCTTGATTACGGTTCCATTGATGAAGCTGTGGAAACTGACGAGCCGGACTACAATTCAACATCGGTAACAACTCCCCAGTACATAATTGTCGGAGTGACCCCTAGCGCCAATTACAACATCAGGATTAGAGCGGTAAATGAATTAGGCGTGAAGAGTAACTTTGTTACTTTGTCTGGGCTTGCTCAAGGCGATACAGATGCCCCTGCAATACCTGACTCTGTAACTGCTTCAGGTGGCCTTAAAGAGGTAACGATTAGTTGGGTTCCACCGACTGACCCAGATTACAGCCATGTCGAGGTCTGGGAGAACACGGTAAACAACTTTGCAACATCGACTAAAACCTCTGTTGCTGGCGGTGACTCCTTCACAAGAACCGGCCTTGGCTATAATGTTCTCCGTTATTACTGGCTGAAGTCTGTTGATTACAGTGGCAACATATCTGCTGAGTCCTCTGTTGCATCTGCCACTACTCTGTTTGTTGACACCGATTCATTCAGTCAGGCGGTTAATGACTTGTTTTCTGAGTCTGGCGCTTACGGCATCGAGCCTGTTTCGTCACTACCTGCAAGCGGCGACTTTAACGGTCAGATCAAATATCACACAACTGAAAACAAGCTTTACCGGTGGGATTCGGCAACCTCTGCTTGGACTGATGACATTTTCTCGATTGAGTCTGGAACAGTAGACGCGGCCTCTTTTGCTTCTGGCATAGAGCCAATTAGCATCCTTACAGCATTGCCAAACCCAAGCGGATACACTGGCCCGAAGCTGGTATTCTTGACCACTGACAGTAAGATTTACCGCTACACTGGGAGCGCGTGGACTTCGGAGATTCCTGCTGCTGATATCGGCGGGGCTTTAGCTTCTGCCAACTTCCCTAACGATTTGCGCCCTATTGAGATTGTGACGGCATTGCCTACTACGGGTAACTTTCAAGGTCGCCAGGTATTCTTAACCACTGACAACAAGACCTACCGCTATGATGGGACTGCATTTATTGCGACCATTGCAACGACTGACCTTCAGGGAACGATTGCCAGCACTCAGTTAGCCAGTGCCGCTGTGACGAATGCCAAAATAGCGGTCAATGCCATTCAGGGTGACGTTATCGCGGCTGGTGCCATTACTGCTGCCAAGATACTAGATGGCGCTATTAGCGAGCTTAAACTAGCTAACGATGCAGTCACTACGGCCAAGATTGCTGCCGATGCTATTACTGCCGATGTTATCGCCGCTGGCGCAATCACTAGCGATGCAATTACGGCCGGCGCAATTACGTCCCTGAAACTAGCTGACGATGCCGTTACAAATGCAAAGATAGCAGTTGATGCCGTTCAGGGTGATGTGATTGCAGCTAATGCTATTACCGCAGATAAGTTATTAGACGGCGCTGTTAGTGAGCTAAAGATAGCCTCTGGAGCCGTTACAACTGCAAAGATAGCCACTGATGCCATTACTGCTGGGGTTATCGCTGCCGGAGCTATTACCGAAACAAAGATAGCGTCAAACGCCATTACCTCGGCTAAGATTGCGGCTAATACGATTACGGCGGGAAACATTGCAGCCGGAGCTATTACAGCCGATGCTATTTCGGCTAACGCTATTACCACTGCAAAGATAAACGCTGGCGCAGTTGTTGCCAATAGCATAGCTGCTGATTCCATCACTACAGATAAGATTGCAGCGGGAGCAATTACTGCAGACGAGATAGCCGCAGCAGCCATTACAACTGGCAAGATAGCCGCTGGAGCTGTGACTGCTGACGAGATATCAGCCAACGCGATCACCTCTGGAAAGATAGCCGCAAACACTATTGTCGCTGCCGACATTGCCGCCGATGCCATTACTGCAACTGAATTATCCGCTGGCTCTGTCACCACTGCAAAGCTAGACGCTGCCGCCATAACATCAGATAAGATAGCCGCTGGTGCCATTACTGCTGATACCATTGCTGCTAACGCCATTACTAGCGCCAAGATTCAAGCTGGTGCGGTAGTGGCTGACAGTATTGCCGCAGACGCTATTACTACGGCTAAGATTGCAGCGGGAGCAATTACTGCTGATGAAATAAGTGCTTCCGCGATTACCGCAGGAAAGATAGCAGCCAACGCCGTAACCGCTACAGAGATAGCTGCCGATTCAATAACGGCAGTTAAAATAGCGGCCAACGCGGTTACCGCAGATTCGATAGCGTCAAACTCTATTACTTCGATCAAGATAGCTGCCGACTCCATAACCTCAAACAAGATAGCAACTGGTGCTGTGACGGCTGACTCTATAAGTGCCGGATCTATAACCACTGCGGCTATTGCTGCTGATGCGATTACCGCTAACCTGATTGCTGCCAATGCTATTACCGCAGCTAAGATTTCGGCCAATGCGATAACCTCAGATAAGATTAGCGCCAATGCTATTACCGCCGGCAAGATTCAGGCCGGGGCGGTTAGTGCTGACGCTATTGCAGCTAACTCTATTACTTCTGCCAAGATATTCGCAGAGGCTATCACTACAGATAAGATAGCCGCCAACTCTATTACAGCGGGCTTGATTGCTGCATCTGGTGTGATTACTGACACGGCGCAGATTAGTAATGCCGTTATTGAAGCGGCCAACATTAAAGACCTTGCTGTAACTGAAGCTAAAATTGCTAACCTTGCTGTTGATACTCTGAAGATTGCAGATCAGGCCGTGACAATTCCAACATCGACAGCACTGGCCAGCTCATATACTTTTAACAGTACAACCGCGTCTTTGTTTATGACTTTGACCTTTACAGGAAGCGGAGCGCCTGCGGAAGTATTAGGAAACTTTGCTGCTGGAGGTAGCGGCGCGCCTTACTTGCAGTTAAGCTATTATCTGAACGATGTGCTGATTAGGTCAAGAAGTTATCAGTATGGAGGCGTTGAGGCTTTTCCTATCACGACCGTTAATGGCACCAATACCATTAAAGTTTATGCAAGAAAATACAGTTCATCTGGCGGCACTGTTGTTATTTTTGATGGCTATGTTCGGACGCTGGAGACTAAGAAATGATTAATTTTTATTCCGTTATAGATACAGAGACAGGCAAAGTCTTGAGGTATCTTCAGTGCTTGACAACTGATGCGCCGTTAAACCTATCTGACGGCGAGTCTTTGGTTGAGGGTATAATTGCGCCAGATACTGAGGACTTATATCAACCTCCTTTGCGCGATATGCGAGACAATCTTTTGGCGTTATCAGATTGGACGCAATTCCCAGACAGCCCATTATCTAAAGCAAAAAAGACTAAATGGTCAGCTTATAGGCAAGCACTGCGAGACATTCCAGAAACCTATGCTGACGCAACTTCCATAGATGATATAATTTGGCCAACTAAGCCGGAGTAATAAGATGACTACAGCAGTACAGAGACGCAGAGGAACCACCACTGAACACGCAACCTTTACAGGCTTGGAAGGTGAGATTTCGGTAAACACCACAAAAGAAACACTTGTTGTCCATGACGGCGCGACTGCTGGTGGCTTTGAGCTTGCAAGGGCTGATGGCTCTAACTTTATAGCGTCCAATGTAGACATTAACGGCGGCACAATTGACGGCACTTCTGTCGGCGCATCGTCTGCCTCTACCGGCGCATTCACTAGCTTAACAGCTTCAGGCGAAATTACAGCTAACGGCGGCATAGCATTGGGCGACAATGACAAGGCTACGTTCGGTGCAAGTGCTGACCTACAGATTTATCATGATGGGTCAAATAGCTACATTGATGAAGTTGGCACTGGCAATCTTTTAATTAACGCTGATAGTCTAAGACTACGTGACACAAGCGGGAACCCATACTTTTTAGGTAACGCTGGCGCTGAATCACGTGTGTATTATGATGGCGAAACCAAACTAATTACCACCGCCACAGGCATAGACGTTACTGGCACAGCCACGATGGATGAGCTGACTGTTGATGGGACTGCAACCTTCAACTCTAATAATGTTGTTCATACGGCTTTAACTCCTAACTATGTTTTTAGTGAATCTGACGTAACAGACCAAAATACACAGTTACTACAAGCATCTGGGACTTTCAGAATCAGAACCGTTGATGACTCGGGCTCCAATGTTGCGGAGCGCGTTCGTATAGACAACGCCAACGGAGACATCAGCTTCTATGAGGACACAGGCACAACGCCTAAGTTTTTCTGGGATGCATCTACCGAGTCTTTAGGTATTGGCACTTCTAGCCCTGACCAATCCATCCATATTGTAAGCACCACGCCAGCTATTACCTTAGAAGATGCTAATGGTGATAGCTTTCAGATGTCAAACAATAATGGCAAGTGGAGAGTTCGCAATAATACTGATTCGCGCGATGATTTAGTAGTCACGGGCAGCGGAGACGTAGGTATTGGTACTAATAGTCCAGCAGAGTTGGTCCATGCTGCAAACACCAGCACGGCAGGTGCGGTTGGCTTTAGGGCAGAAAACTCTCAAGGTCACGTTAACCTACTTACCAATGGCGGTGGTTTGCAAATAGAAACATCAGCTAGCGGTACTGTTGCAATCATAGACTCGTCAGGCAACCTGATGGTGGGTAAGTCTTCTGTAACTGAATCACTTGAGGGTGTAGAGCTTCGTGCTGATGGTTGGCTAAAAGCTATTCGTTCTGGCGACTATGTGTCCACGCTCCGCAGGAACGATTCGGATGGTGGCATTTTAGAGCTTAACAAAGACGGCACAACCGTAGGTAGTATTGGTGCTTTAAGCGGAAACTCTTATATTGGAACTGGTGATACTGGCCTACTGTTTGCCGCAAGTATTAATTCTGTTCTTCCTCACAACACAACTACAAATGCAGCAAGAGATGCAGAGGTTGATTTAGGCTATTCAAGCGGTGGCACACAAAGACGCTTCAAAGACCTATACCTATCAGGCGGTGTCTACTTAGGCGGCACAGGTGCTGCTAACAAGTTGGATGACTTTGAAAGTGGTACTTACACCGCTGACTTTTATGAAAACGGCGGGTCTACCTTAGATGTTGTCACCGGAAGATACACAAAAGTTGGAAACGTCTGCACAGTCTCAGTACAGTCTTTAGGAGGAACAACAGGCGGGA